ATATTGTATTTTTCTATTTTAAAATCGTGTTCTGTCTTTTCATCTGTAATTGGTCTGTACATTACTGCTGCCAATATGTGCATTAGATCCAATAATTCTTCTGGTTTCTTGGTAGAGATGGTATCCATATCCACAAACTCAGCAAAACTTAGTTCTTTCCAAGATGGGAAAAATCCATAATGAACACCATTTAATTCAAATCTATCTTTAAATGGTATGTCTTTAGTTGTTGGTATTAATGACATTACATAGTTAGCCAAATAGCTAACTTCCTGATAATCAGCTTCTACTAAATCTTCTATAGGTGCATCAGTTACTATGTTAAGTAATTTAGCAGCAAAATAATCATCACTGAATAAATCTTTTACCTTATAGATCTTAGCATAATTTTCTATGCTAATAAAATCTGGAACATTATATTCCGTGTTGTTTAATTTAAATTTTATCATAATTAATTAATTTCCTCCAACAAAAGCCATAGAATATTTCCCAGTGGTTTTTGTATTTTTTATTTCTGGTAGCATCCTCATCATTAAAGCATCAGATAAGTCAGGTGATTTACCTAATAGTTTCTTCATTTCATCCTTAGATTGTACCGCTATTTTATTGTCTTTGTCAACATCTTTTAGTTTTATAGCTAATAATTCTTGTGTTAATTCGTCAACCATCATTGGATCCAATAAGTTAATACTTATTTTTCCTTCTTTAAATAGTTCAGATAGTTTTAAATAACTCTGTGATTTGAGGTTAGTAAAGTTCTGATTATGAAGTGGTTTTGAATTATTAACAAAATTGGTACCTCTAAGCATATCTGCAACTGGACCACCAATTCCGTCAGAATCGGCTATCAAATTATTAGGATGAATTTTATACATTGCTAAAGTTGTTTTAACATCATCTATTAAGTCATTAGAAAGTGTTTTACGGTATATCTTACATTCTACAAGACAAAGACCAACCCATATCATTAAAACACTTCTATCGTCACCTAGACGAGCCACATCTAGTGTTGCATATTTCTTCTGAGTTTCATCAGGTTGAAATTTAAATATTGATTGAGATATTATGTCAAAATCAAATATTGCGTTAATATCTTGTGTATAATTCCAGTTACCCATTAAAAGCCTTTCACGTTGTTGAATTGGTAAACTGTTTAATGTTTCTATATATTGTTCTGGTAAGTGTGGGTTATCCATTGCTGTAGCCATAACAAATTTCTTGTTTGCTTCTAATCTTTCTTCAATGAATGGTAAATAAAATTCTTTCTTTAAATAACCTTGGTGTGGGTTGCAACTCATAAAGAGTTTACCAATTAACTTATATTCATTTAATTTAAAACGTATACGGCTTTTAATTATATGATAAGCCATTTGTGGTATTTGTGTTGCTTCGTCTAAAAAAGCACCAGTAATCTCCAAAGATCCAAGGCTATCATATTGTGGATCGGAGGGTGATGCAGCCATATCTTTTAGAATAATCTCAGACCCATTAAAAAAAGTTACAATATTAGTTTGTTGATTATATGTAAAATGTTTATCTGTTGATAATCCCATTATCTTAAATGTCTCTAGTAAAGTACGCAATGTTGTAAGCCTTAATTGAGTTAATACAGCTCGGCCTATTAAATAACGCACACCAGAATATTGTAAGCACATTGTACTTACCCATAAACAACCTAAGAAACTTTTTCCAGATCCGGCACCAGAACCAAATAATATTTCTTTGGTTTCAGTATCCATTAGATATTCCCAAGCAATTGTCTGTTTTTTGGTTAACTCAATATCAATCATTTTCTTTTATTGTTTGCTTGTTCTTTAGTTGTGGCCCATCTACAATTAGATGGTTCATAATCACCATAAACATTTATTCTATCTATACTATATTCAGGACCAGGTTTTTCGCCCATATCAATTAAAAAATTTTCAAATGAATTGATCCATCTATCACATACTTTTATACCCCATTTACCATACCAATCCCAATTTTTACTTCCTTCTTTTTGTTTGCATCTTTTACGCATTTCGCACCAAGTTCTATATATTGGATGTTTTGATAAATTATGTGTTTTATTTCTTTTAGTTAATTGATTTGAATGATAACATCCACAACTAATACTAGTTTTTATTGTGTTAATTGTGTTTTCCTTAACGTTACCACAAATACATTTTACAATAAATTTTCTTCTTGGTTTACCGCTTGGATATATGTGTGGTTCAATTTCTTTTAAAATTGTCCAGTAATTGTAATTGTCACCTGGTTTTATGTCTAATCTTTTGGCCATTTACGAAGTTTTTTACTCAAATATACAAAAAAATTATTCTTTATTTAAAACAATATTAATTGCAACTGGATTACCGGCTGTCGTCAAATCAACTTTTACTGGTTGGTCTAACCCATATATTTTATTTAGGTCTCTAAGAACCTCAGCTTCAATCCTACGATTGCCACTCTCTCTACAGCGATTTAAAAGGTCATACAGACGATTTAATTGCTCACTGAGTATTTCTTCACGTTCTTGTGAGAAACGCTCTTTAAGACGTTCTCTAGCCTCTTTATAAAGACTTTCTGCTTGTCTCGTAGTTATACCAAATAGTTCTGATGCTTGTGTTCTAAATTCTGTATATGATAGTTTCTTATATAGAATTAATTCAAACACTTCAGACATTCTTTCTTCATATTGTGCTACGTTAGTTTTTCTTCCTAGTTTTTTTGATTCATCACTCATATATACATATATATTTATTTATCCTTTTATACCTCTTAGTTGGTTGTATTTGTGACGTAGCATTCTTTCTGATCTATCACCACAAGAGCCACATCCTTTTGGTAGTTCTTCACCAAAGAGTGATCTATAAACCCAATTGATGAATTTAATATCTTTCTCATTTGGTCTTCCTATCATTAAATCCAAAGCTAACTTAATGTCTTCTGCTGTTGGTTCAATAATAATCTGTATTGGTTCTGGTAATGCTTCTACTGGTTGATCTGCTTTCTTTTTGCAGTCTTTACATCCACGTTTTTTCTTAAGAGGATTTGCTAATGCTTCTTCTTTCAGTTGTTCCAATCTTTCTAGTTCTGTCATAAATTACTTATTTGTTATTATGTTTTTTTTATGTGCATATAATACACCCTGGTAATCAATGTCTAAGTGTGGGAATTTATAATACTCTAACGTATAACCATTATCTCGTAATAATCTCTCACAAGAAACTAAACAAGGTAGGTTATGGTACTCTATTCCTATATGTCTTACAGATGATAAATATTTTGGATCTAAGCCGTTTAAATATAGTTCACCACCCTCAATGTCAATCTTAACTACATCTGGTCTGTAATAGCCTAAAAATAGCTCAAACTTCTCAATTCTATCCACATAGTCCATTACGTTTATAAAGTTCTTTATATTAAAGTTCTGTTTGAACCAGTCATATGATTGTGGTGATGGATCTACACCTACAACTAACTTAGCTTTATTCTCTATCCAATATACTGGTGTTGGTGTATGTTCTGAATTTATTCCACATCCCAAGTCCAATACTACTTGATCTGTTATTGGTAAGAACCTCCAATGTTCTGATGGATGTTCTGAATGTATTTCACCTTTTATCTCTCGTTGCATATCTAATCTTTTAATCGTTGTATTATGTTTGTCTTTATTTCTGCTTTGGATTGTTTTATATAGGTTGATACCGATGTTAATGGTATGCCGGTCTTTTTTGATACTTTTGATAGTGATCCTAATGTCATATATAAATCAAATAGTGATTTGTGGAACCAGTTTAATTCGCAGTATTGCTCTTCTAATATACACAAAATTTCTTCTCTTTCAAACAATTCTTGTTCTGCTTCCAAATGCATCACTTCTGTTATTTCAACATAGGTGGATCTTTCTTTTCTTATTTTGTAATAGAATGGTGATGTCTTTGAATGCCAGTTTATTCTTATTATTGCTACTATATAATATTTGATAGTGTTGTCTTCGTAATCTGATAATACTATATCCTCTTTGTCATAGAGTTGAATGATTACTTCGTGAAGTAATTCTTGGTGTAACTCGTGGCCCCTCGTTATTTTTTTAGCTATACTTAGAAGTTCATAATAGTTCTTCGTTATAAAGCTTTCTACTTTTTTATTCATTAAGTAAGTTTCTTATATCCATAAGGACCTGACACACTTCAAAATTCTCTTCTTCCTCATTGGTTATTATTGA